GCAGTAGGGCAGTAGGGCAGTAGGGCAGTAGGGCAGTAGGGCAGTAGGTGGGCCGTCGTCGTGGGACTGCAGCTCGCCGTTCGCGGTGCCCCGTTCGCTACTCTCGCCGTTCGGTCGGATTGGAAGGAAACCAACATGACAGACATCTCTCCCACGGCCTGGGACTGGGCTGCAAAAGGGGCGGGTGCGGTCGCCGGATCGGCGGTTTCTCTCGCCTATGTGATGCCGAGCGGGCGGCGCGAGGCGGCGGCGCGGTTTGCCGCCGGCGTCGTCATGGGCCTCATCTTTGGGCCCACGGTCGGATTGAAAATCGCCGCTGAGTTCGGCGTCAGCGCACTGGTCGGCACGCTTGAGACGATGCTGATGGGTTCGGCTGCGGCAAGCTTCTGCGCCTGGTGGGCGTTGGGGCTTGTGAGGCGCATGTTCGAGCCAGGCGGCAAGTTGGATCGCGGCGGCGAGGCGAAGCCCGACGACGTGAAAGACGACGCCGAGGGAGACAGCTCGCGGAGTAGGGCACCCGGCTTGTGACCCCCTGACGCGTCGAACGCCGCCACTGCGCAGGATCGCAGTCATCGCCGCGGCCGATAACAGCAAAGACAATCCAGGAAGGAACAACGGATGGCGAATGCCAGGCCGAACGAGCAGAAATTTGCCGGGCTGCGGCTGGAGACGGTTGAGGAGGATGGCACCTTTGCGGGCTATGCCAGCCTGTTCGGCCGGATCGATCTGGGCAAGGACATCATCGAACAGGGCGCGTTCGCCCGTTCGCTGCGCGAACGGGGTGCGAAGAACATCCATGCTTTTCCAGCACGATCCGAGCCAGCCGATCGGCGTGTGGACGGAGATCAAGGAGGATGCGCGCGGCCTGCTCGTGCGCGGCCAACTGGCCAAAGATGTCGGCCGGGCGCGCGAAGTGCTCTCGCTGATGCGCGGCGGCGCGCTGGACGGCTTGTCGATCGGCTTTCGCACCGTGCGCGCCAGGAGCGAGGCCGGCACCGGCGTTCGCCGCGTGCTGGAGGCAGATCTCTGGGAAATATCGGTGGTGACATTTCCGATGCAGCCCGAGGCGCGCATCCATGCGGTCAAGAGCGTGACTGGCGCTCCACTGCCGACGATCCGGGAATTCGAACGCTGGCTCACACGGGATGCTGGGCTGACGCGCGGCGACGCACAGGCGGTTATCGCCAAGGGTTTCGCCAGATTGAAGCGCGAGCGGGACGCCGCGCAAGCACTGCCGGGACGATCTCCGGAGCGGATCCCGCTGGCTGGACCCGGACCGGCGCCTTTCACCGGAGGTAACAGCCGAGCGGATAACGCGTTGGTCGGCCGCATCCGGTCGGCGGCGCATCTCCTCACTTCATTCAAGGGAAAGACACCATGGACCAACAAATGACGACTTCGCGCGAAAGCGCGCCTGAAACCAAAAGTGCCGAACTCTCCGAGGCGTTCGGCGATTTCATAAACGCCTTCGAATCCTTCAAGGAAGCCAACGACCAGCGGCTGGCCGAGATCGAGGGAAGGATCGGCGCAGATGTGGTGACGACGGAAAAGGTCGACCGCATCCCGCGCATTGGACGATCAGAAGCGTTCACTCGACGCACTGTCGCTCAAGCAGTTGCGGCCGGCGCTGGGCCGTGGCGGTGGCCGCGCTTTGCCATCGGAGCACAAATCGGCCTTCGAGGCCTATGTGCGGTCCGGCGACGACCGGCTGCTGCGCTCGCTCGACACCAAGGCGATGTCCTATGGCTCCGGCCAGGACGGCGGCTATCTGGTGCCGCCGGAGACAGAATCCGAGATCGGCAAGCGTCTGGCGGGGCTGTCGCCGATCCGCGCTATTTCCTCGGTGCGGCAGGTGTCTTCGGCGGTGCTGAAGAAGCCGTTCGCGATCAGCGGACCGGCCAGCGGCTGGGTGGCGGAAACCGCCGCGCGACCGCAGACCAACTCGCCAGCGCTGACGGAGTTGCAGTTCCAGACCATGGAGCTCTACGCCATGCCGGCGGCGACGCAGGCGCTGCTCGACGACGCCGTGGTGGACCTCGATCAGTGGATCGGGGCTGAGGTGGAGTCTGCCTTTGCCACACAGGAAGGTGCTGCCTTCGTGAGCGGCGATGGCGTCAACAAGCCGAAGGGCTTCCTGAGCTACACCGAGGTGGACGAGACGGCGTGGAGCTGGGGAAATATCGGCTATGTGGCGACCGGCGTCTCCGGTGCGCTGCCGGCCAGCAACCCCTCCGACAAGCTGGTCGACCTCGTCTACGCGCTGAAGGCCGGCTACCGCCAGAATGCGAACTGGGTGATGAACAGAAAGACGCAGGCCGCGATTCGCAAGCTCAAGGACGCCGACGGCAACTATCTCTGGCAGCCGCCGGCGGCCGCCGGTCAGCCCGCCGCGCTGATGGGCTTCCCCTTGGTCGAAGCGGAGGAGATGCCGGACGCGGCGGCGAATGAAACGCCGATCGCCTTCGGCGACTTCGCCCGGGGCTATCTGATCGTCGACCGCACCGGCGTGCGGGTGCTGCGCGACCCATACTCCGCCAAGCCCTATGTGCTGTTCTACACCACCAAGCGTGTCGGCGGCGGCGTCCAGGACTTCGACGCAATCAAGCTGATGAAGTACGGCGTGAGCTGAGGGCTCTTTCACTCCCTGGTTGGGAGTGTGTCGCAATGCGCCGGTGGGACTCTGTCCTGCCGGCGTTTTCAATTCGGTGACGGCGTCAGCCACCTCAGACCAAGGACCATCCATGACCCTTTTTCGAACGGTCGCGCCGGCGGCCGAGCCTGTGACGCTTGCCGAGGCGAAGGCCTATCTGCGCCTGCAACATGATAGTGAGGACGCGCTGTTGGCCGGGCTGGTGCGGGCGGCGCGCGAGGAGGTCGAAAGATCGACTGGAGTTGCGCTGATCGACCAGCACTGGCGCATGACGCTGGACGACTGGCCGGACAGCGCCATCGTCGCGATTGCCCGCTTTCCCGTGAAGGAAATCACCGCGGTGACCGCCTATGGCAGCGAGGGCGAGGCCTGGGCGGTCGACCCCGGCACTTACACGCTGGATGCGGCGTCGCGGCCGGCGCGTCTCTATTTCGAAAGTCGGCCGGAGCCGCTGCGGGTTTTGAACGGCGTCGAGATCGACTTTGTCGCGGGCTATGGCGAAGCGGGCACCGACGTGCCCGATCTGCTGCGGCGGGCAATCCTGCTGCTGACGGCGCACTGGTTCGAATTTCGCGGACAGTTTCAGCCGGCGGATCAGCCGGTCGGCTATCCCGACGCCTATGAGCGGCTGATCGCCGGCTACCGCACGAGGCGGCTCTAAGATGGCGGTCATGTTCGTGGATGCCGGCGCGCTGCGCAGCGAACTGGCGCTGGAGATCAGCGAGCCCGAGCCGGACGGGCTGGGCGGCTATAGCGAAAGCTGGGTGGAGGTGGCGACGCTGTTCGGCCGCATCGAGCCGGTCAACGCGGAAACGGTGTTCGGCGCCGACCAGACGCTGGAGAGCGTGACGCATCGTGTGACGCTGCGCTGGCGCGGCGATGTGAAGAGCGGCATGCGCCTTTCAAAGCTTGGCCGGCGCTTCGACATCCTGACGGTGCATGATCCCGATGAGAGCGGCCGCTACCTCGTATGCCGGGTGAGGGAGGTGGGGCTATGAAGCTGGCGATGCAATTGACCTTCGACGGGATGGTGCGCGGCCTGCGTGGCCTCGTGCACGACCTGGCCGACGAGCTGGAACATGACGGCGCAGCGTTGAGACGCCGCGAAGCAGCGCGGCAATCGACGCGCCGCGCGTCGCCGCGAGAAACGGAGGCGCGCGACGATGAAAGCCGCAGCTGAATTGCAGAAGGCGGTGTTCGCCGCGCTCGGCGGTGACGCTGCACTGCTGGCGCTGATGGGTGCCGGCAAGATCATCGACCACGCGCCGGCCAATGTGCCGTTTCCCTATATCAGCTTCGGCCGGGCAAGCGTGTTCGACTGGAGCACGTCGACCGAGACAGGCAGCGAGCATTTGCTGACCCTTCATGTCTGGTCGAAGGCCAAAGGGAAGG